AAAACCAATCCAAGCTGCTAAATCACAAATTATGCGTGATACCCTAGATTCTCTTGGTCATTCAATCTTCCCAAGAATGGGAGTTGTTGAGGGTCAAGTAAACATAGACGATGTACTCAATACAGATATTGGTCAGCCAATAAGAATGAGAGCGCCAGGAATGGTACAACCATTTGCTGTACCTTTTGTTGGTAAAGAAGCTTTCCCAGTCCTAGGATATTTAGACGAAGCTAAAGAAAACAGAACTGGTGTATCTAAAGCTAGCGCAGGACTCAACGCAGAAGCTTTACAATCTACAACTTCCGCAGCTGTAACTGCTACTATGAGTGGTGCGCAAGGTAGAGTAGAACTTATATGCAGACATTTTGCTGAAGGTGGCCTAAAAACCATGTTTAAAACAGTCAATAACTTGGTAATCAAGCACCAAGAAGCACAAGATGTCTTTAGATTAAATGGTAAATTTATACCTGTAGACCCAAGATATTGGGATTCAGACAAGGATATGGTAGTCAATGTAGCTATATCTAAGTCATCAGACGAAGAGAAGTTCCAAGTTTTAACACAAGTCGCAGGAAAACAAGAGCAAATATTGCAATTACTAGGGCCACAGAATCCTCTAGTGTCAATGCAACAATATGCGAACACTTTAACAAGAATGATCGAGCTAGCAGGCTTCCAAGATGCACAGTCATTTATAAATACGGAAGTTCCGCCTATGCCACCGCAACCGCAAGAGCCACCTAAACCAGATGCAGCAGAAATGCTTGCACAGGCTGAAGCTATGAAAGCACAGGTTAGCGCACAGAAAGCTATGATTGATGCTGAAACAGATAGAATGAAAATCATCATGGATGATGACAGACAAAGAGACATTGAAGAGGCACAACTAAGAGTAAAAGCCTTAGAGCTACAAGCCAAGTACGGCGCACAAATAAACATTGCAGAAATTAATGCTATCATGGAAAGAGATAGAGAAGGAATAAGACAAAATGCAAAAGCTCAAGCTCAAGGATTATTTACAAACAATGTGCCACAACAAAATATTTGATATTGAAGTGATGGTTGATGATATGGTTTATGTAGGTAAAGAAATAAGAGCAAAAAATAAAAATCATGCACTACAGATTATGTCGGTTATGTCAGGCGGTGAAGTAAGTAAAGATTCTGAAATAATTTATTATGAAGAGAGGACAATACACTAATGAAATATATAAAAAAGTTTTGGGTATGGTTAAAAGAAACGATACATAAATTTTTAAACTGGTTTGATAATCTTATGACACCAGCACCAGTTGTTAAAAAAAGAGGTAGACCAAAGAAAAAATAATGGCGACACCAAGACGAGGCAAGGCAAAAGTAAAAGTAACCGCATCTGGTAAAAAAGTCAGTTACGGTCAAGCAGGTAAAGCCAAAGGTGGTGGCCCTAGAGTTAAGCCAGGAACATCTAAAGGTGATTCATATTGCGCTAGAAGTCTTGGTATAAAAAAAAGACTCTCCAAGAAAAAACAAAACGATCCCAACACTCCTAACAATCTATCAAGAAAAAGATGGAAATGTTCTGGAGCTAAATCAAGAAGAAAATAAGGAGATAACTATGTCATTATATGAAAACATAAACAAAAGAAAAAAAGCTGGAACAAGCAGAAGCAAAAAAAAATCTACAATTTCAGCAAAGGCTTACAAAGCTATGAAAGCTGGATTTCCCAAAAAGAAAAAAACAACTAAAAAGAAATAATAAATGAACGACATCGTAGTTCTTATAACCGAGCTAGGATTTCCTATAGCTGCGGCTATAGGTTTGGGTATGTTTGTTTGGAAACTTATAAACAGAATTATTGACGGTATGGAGACTAAACTTGATACCGTTGATGATAAAGTCAACACATCTATAAGCGCTATGGAAGAACGCCTTGGCACAAAACTTGACGCACAGCATGGTATTTTAGTAGCCTTAATAGATAGGGTTAGGTCTTTGGACAATGAAATCATTAGACAAGACACCATGATTAAAACAATGCTAGGCGTACCACAGTTAATTGATACTAACAAAATTGCCAAAGCAGGAAGAAGAGATAAAAGGAAGGACTAATGGCTGGTTCATATAAAAAAAAACTTACAAAAAGAGAAATAACACAGGAATTAATAATGGCAAGTTATAAAAAAAGAGGTCTTACAAAACAAGAAATAGAACAAGAAGAGGCTGCAATAGCTAGAGTACAGGGATGGTTTTTGTTTATGGGTCTAATATTAATTATTTTTATTGTAGCAACAAATGCTGAATCAGATGAAATGGTACATAAATTTAAGTCGCCATCATTTTCTGGTGTAGGAACATCTGCACATTATTTAACCATAGAAAACCAACAGTTCAATCGGAAGCAAGCGCTTAAAGCAGAGATAAAAGCTTTGCAAGATGAAATAGAAAGAGACAAAGAAAACACAACCCTAGCAAGATTTATAAGAAACCTAGAGTCAAGAATATATGCACAGTTATCAAGACAGCTTGTAGAAAATTTATTTGGAGAAACACCTAGCGATAGTGGTGTTTTGAGTTTAGAAGGAAACACTATAGAGTATAATGTTGTAGACGGAATAATAACTTTAAACATAACTGACTCAGATGGTAATACAACAACTATATCTCTTCCTATCGGTAGTTTTACTTTCTAGTTGCGCGTTAATAATAGATCCCCTAGAAAACAACCTACCCCCATTACAAAAGATAGAAAAGCCAACGATAGGCGCATTGCTTGTACCTGAACTAGCAAACATACAAGCAAACAATAAAGTAAAACCAGTCGTAGCTATATACCAAGGTTCTTTTACAGATCAAACAGGGCAAAGACGAAGCAATAGTTCTTATGCAACCTTTTCATCTGCGGTAACACAAGCACCAGACGCATATCTTATTAGAGCTTTAAAACACGCAGGTAGTAGTAAAAATGGTTTTTTTGATGTGGTTGAGCGTGTTGGTTTAGACAATGTAACTAAAGAACGACAGATAATAAGAAGTGCCAGGCAACAAAACAAAGACAAGCAGAAACTACCAGATTTATTGTTTGCTGGTTTGATAATGCAAGGTGGCGTGATATCATACGAAAGTAATGTAAAGTCTGGCGGTGCAGGTGCTAGATACTTAGGCATTGGAATGTCTAGGCAGTATAAGCAAGACACCGTAACCATATCTTTACGCACAGTATCTGTAAGTACAGGTAGAGTGTTACTAGAAGTATTAGTAACTAAAACGATATTAAGTGCATCTATCGATCAAGATATATTTCGTTTTATTACTGACAATACCGAACTTGTTGAAATAGAAAACGGTTTAGTCAGGAACGAGTCAATCAATATAGCACTACAAACAGCAATAGAAACTGCTGTATTAGAAACAATTAAGGAAGGAACAACCAGAGGATATTGGAATGTTGATGAACAAATTAAAACTATTGATTGCGACAATGATTGTGTCGCCTCTATACGCGGCTGATAACGAAATATATATAGACCAAAGCGGTTCTACAGCAAACATAGACTTAGAACAGTTAGGATCATCTAACATTATTGGAGGCCTAAACTCTGTTGCAGGCACACTAACAGCATTAGATTTAGATGGTATTAATCTAACCTTAGACATAAACCAAATAGGTAATACTAATAAGTTTCTTGGTGATATCTATGGCGATAACGTAACAGGATTCTTTGAGTTTGATGGTGACAGCAACACCTTTACTATACAAGGCGATCCAGACAATACCTATGGTATTGATAACTCAGACTACAACGTAGATGTAACTGGTAGCTCTAATACATTCACATTAGACACAGGTACAACAGCATTAGCTTCTGGTCTTGACTTAGATTGGATAATTAACGGCGACAGCAACACATTTGATTTTGATATAAACTATGATGGTGCTACTAACTATGTAGATGTAGATGGAGATAGCAATACAATAAACTTTACAGGAAGCGGATATGCAGGTGGGTATTTCTATCTTGACCAAACAGGAAACAGTAGAACATTCAATATCATACAGTCATCAACTCTTGCTGCTGATTGGTTACAGATTAACTCTACTGGTTCTAACGGTACTGTTTGTGTCGTTCAGAACGATGGCGGAACAACCACAAGCTGTTGATATAGGAAGCGTATCTGAACTAAATGGTTCAGCACAAATAGTAAGAGACAAGCCTTATCAAGCAGAAGAGTCTTTTGATATACAACAAAATGATGAAGCAATTACGACTAATGGTCGTATGGCTATTACGTTCCTAGACGACTCCAAGGTAAGACTTACAGAAAACTCTCAGCTAACCATAGACGAATACATCTTTGACCCTAACCCTAGTAAATCTAAAATGGCTATTACCTTTGGTCTTGGTACAGCTAGGTTTATTACTGGCGGTTTAAACAAGATAGATAAAAACAATATAGATCTTAAAACACCTACTGCAAACATAGCAATTCGTGGTACTGATTTCACAGTTACGGTAGATGAAATTGGCAGGTCTTTGCTTATACTTTTACCAGATGAATTTGGTAATTCTAGTGGTGAGATATTAGTAACTACAGCTATGGGTACAGTTACACTTAATAAACCTTACGAAGCTACAACAGTAGATGTTTTTGAGAAATCACCTAGCTCACCTGTAATCTTAGACTTAACGCTAGACCTTATAGACAATATGCTAATTGTTAATCCACCTAAAGAAGAGGTGGTTGTAGAAGAAACAACACAAACCAAAAAGAAAAACATACTAGACTTTGATGGTTTGGATGAGGACTTCTTAGAAGAAGATTTCCTAGACTCAGAAAAAGAGCTAGAATTTACAGAGTTAGATATAAACTATCTTGATGTAAACTTCCTAGAAGATTTGCTAGATGTTATAGATGCACTACAAGAAATACAACAAGAGGATCAGTTAGCACAAGATGCTACATCTACTAATATTGTTGGTACTAAACTAGGTCAAGACTTAGGCACCCAAATAACATCTTTTATAACAGGAGAAGTATTAACGCTTATGCGTAGTGTTAGCGATACAGCTAGAGTGGATATAGACTCTGCTGGTAGTTATACTGTTATCTTTATACAAGATGGTGCATCCAATATTATTAAAATAAATGGTGGTACTGGCGGCACTATAAAAATCACTCAAAGTAATTAATGAAGCGACTACTATTCACCATACTTATAATATTAGTGTTGCCTGTCTTATATCAGTCAACGCCAACAGAAACACTAAAACTAAAAGTATTTGATTATCTTGTGCCTCAACAAAATCCTTCTGGTTACTTTACTATTTTAAACATTACCGAAGAAGATATAGATGCAGAAGGCGGTTGGCCCATACCAAGACAAAGACTAGGAGAAATACATAAACAGATTATAGATGCTGGTGCATTGGGTGTGGGTTGGGTTGTTAGTTTTCCGCATCCAGATAGATTTGGTGGTGATGAATTTTTTGCGGAGTCGTTAAGATATGGTACATCTATTTTGGCTTCATTTGAATACCCAAATCAAATATACCCAAAAACAGTTGGTACGGTTATCAAAGGACCTGATGTTGGTGGTATGCTTTCCAAGGGTGTAGTACAGAATACTCACAACCTTAGAACTAACTATATACAAGAAGGTATATCTGCTGCACCCACCGATGTTGATAATCTAGTCAGACGAATACCATTACTACTTAAAACACCAGATGGTTATGTTTCTTCTTTTGGTACAGAGGTATTGAAAGCACTAACAGGTGCAAGAACTTACATTATAAAAACTAGTGATAATGGAATACAGGAAATATCAGTCAGAGGAATACCACCGATCAAAACAGATAGTCTTGGTCGTAAGTGGATTAGTTGGGTAGATACACCTCAAACAGATTTACAAGAAATGAATGTTGCTGGTAAGTTTGTATTTCTTGGAATTACTGCGCCAGGAATCATGCCACAAATTGCAACTCCGGCTGGATTATTAGAACCACACAAAATTCAAGCAGCATTATCTGAGTCAATTCTTATAGAAAACTCTCCAAGGATTCCAGAATGGTCATTGGTGGCTGAAATTTTAATTTTTGGAATTTTCGTGTCGTTGACGTGGCTTGTAATCAATTATCTTGGTGTGGTTAAGGGTCTAAGTATCGCTGTAATTTTGCTCTTCACCACAGGCTTCTTAGGAGCTTTTAGCGTTCAGAAGGGCTATTTGATAGATTTTTCATGGACTTTTATCTCACAAATCATAACTTCTACTATTGCCTTCTATATTAACTACAAAAAGCAATATAAATTGCGTCAACAAATTAAAAAACAGTTTGAACATTATTTAGATCCAAGACAAGTAAAACAATTACAAGACAATCCTAGTTTATTAAAACTTGGTGGTGAAAAAAAAGAAGCAACATTTTTATTTACAGATGTTAGAGGTTTTACATCTTTGTCAGAAAAATTAGAACCAGAAGAAGTAACTGAAATTATGAACAAGGCATTGACAATACAATCAGACGCTGTGCAAAAATATGGTGGCATGGTAGATAAGTATATTGGCGATGCAATGATGGCTATATTTAATGCACCTATAGATTTACCAAATCATAGAAGTGCAGCTGTACAAACTGCTATAGAAATAAAAGAAAACATGAAGAAAGCAAACCTAGGTATAGATATTGGTATAGGTATTAATACTGGTGAAGCCGTTATAGGTAACATGGGTAGCGATACTAGGTTTGATTACTCTGCTATTGGAGACTGCGTAAATACAGCAGCAAGATTAGAGTCTGCAACCAAAGAAGTAGGAAAAGACATATTGATTGGTTATTCTACTGCCATAGATTGTAAATTTAGGTTAAAATTATTAAAACCGATAAGTGTTAAAGGCAAAAGCCAAAAACTATCGATATATACAATAGACGAGGAAACATTATGCCAAAAGGAAAAGGAACATACGGAAGTAAAGTAGGTAGACCACCAAAGAAGAAAACAAAGAAAAATAAAAAATGATTGATAAGCTAATAGGTCCAGTAAGTGACATAGTAAACAAAATGATTCCTGACAAGGACTTGCAGGCTAAACTAAACCATGAACTTAAAACCGAACTACATAAAGCAAATATGGCTCAAGTGGAGATTAATAAAATTGAAGCTGGCCATAAGTCTATATTTGTTAGCGGTTGGCGGCCATTTGTGGGTTGGACTTGCGGTATTGCTTTGCTTTATCACTTTTTGCTTCAGCCTATTATTATCTTCGCACTCTCAGCATTTGGAATATCTTTTGTATTACCATCCTTTGACATGGGATCGTTGATGACTGTATTGATGGGTATGTTAGGACTTGGCGGACTTAGAACATTTGAAAAAACCAAAGGAGTTGCTAGATGAGTTGGGATAACTTTAAATTAGAAGAATTTGCTTGTAAGCATTGTGGTGAAAACAAAATAGAACATGAGCTTATAGATAAACTGCAAGCGCTTAGAACTGATTGTGGTTTCCCATTTAAGATAACAAGTGGTTATAGGTGTGCTGAACATCCTGTAGAAATAAACAAATCAAAACCAGGCACACACGCCGTTGGTCTAGCAGCTGACATAGGTGTTAGAGGTAAACAAGCATTAGAGATTATATCTAAAGCTACTAATTATGGTTTTACTGGTATTGGAGTCAACCAAAAAGGTGGTGCTAGATTTATACACTTAGATATATCTAAAGATTCACAAGGTCGCCCAAGACCACATATCTGGAGTTATTAGCATGGACCCAATGATGTATTGGAACATAATTATTACTCTAATCTTTGCTCCTATAGTTCATAGCATAAGAACCAACGCGACAGAGTTAAAAAGAGTTGATATACTACTCAATAAGACTCGTGAAGAAGTTGCAAAAGATTATGTAACTAAGGTTGAATTAACAATCAGTATAGACAGAGTTATAGATCGTTTAGACAAGCTAGACGAAAAAATGGACAAGTTAATAACAGGTTAATATGGCAATAGGAATACCAAACATAAATTTAGATTTAGATTTATTAGAACAACTCAACCAAAAACAACCCGTCAAAAAAGGTGGTTTTATGCAAAATTTAAAAAATGTTTTTAACCAAAAACCACAATTAGGTCCAGATGATTTTGGTAGTTATACAATACCAACTTCAGATCCTACATATCGTTCTGGTTTTGACTATGCACGTTCTATAGCTGGCGGTATGCCAATGTCTCAAGTCATTGCACCAGGCGTAAGCTACTCTCCAGAACAACCAATGGGTTATACACAAGAACAATTAAACTTACCAAAAGATGTAGATATTCCACCTCCACCTCCACCAATTTTACCTCCAACAAGAGAATTTGATGATCCAAGATATTTTGGAACAGGTATTGGTGGTGTAAATATTCCTGTTGATAGAAAAGACATACCATTTAGAGATATATTTAGTGGCGTAAAAGATATTAGAGATGTACCACCCCTAGAAAATTTATTAAACATAGGTAAATTATTTGATGGTGGTTTTGATAAAGATGCTATAGACAAAATAGTACAAGAGCGAATAGCTGAAAGTATGCCAACTTTTGAACAACCTGATTTATCACAGTTTGTTACTAAACAAGACATACCTTCTTTTATTCCAGACATTCCAACAGGTAGAGAGTTTTCAATAGATAGAGATGAATTAATAAAAGATATAAGAGCAGGCATAGATATACCAAAGTATGAAGCTCCAGACTTGTCACAATTTGTCAGGCAAGAAGATATACCATCATTAATACCAAATATTCCAACAGGCAGAGAATTTTCTATAGAAGATATACAACAAGATTTAAACTTACCTGACTTCTCACAATTTGTTAGACAGGAAGATATACCAACACCTAATGTTTTTGACGAAGAGGCACTAAGAAAAGAACTTATGGAAGATATAAGAGGAAGTATTAATATTCCTGATATAAGTGGTCTTGCTAGGTTGGAAGATATACCAAGTTTTGACCCAAGCGTTTTAAAACAAGATATATTAATGTCTATACCACAACAACAAATTCCAGATATTTCTAAGTTTGTAACACAAGATGATATATCCAAAGCTATAGCTGGTATTGATATGCCAACTTTTCAAGCTCCTGATTTATCAGCTTATGACACAAGACTTGCAGAGTTAGAAAAAAGTTTATTAGGTTTACAACAGCCAACAGGCAGTAGTTTTTCAATATCACAACCTAGACCTATGGGATTATTTTAATGTCAGTATCACACGAAGAAGTAGTTAAAGCAGCACAAGCAGAACAAATATTAACCTCAGAAGTTTTTAAAGAAGCAATAGAAAATCTTAAAAACGAATACATTACTCATTGGTTAAACTCAAGAGAGATAGATGATGTTAATGCTAGAGAAGATATCCACAGATCATTATTACTATTACCAGAGGTTGAAAGACATCTTCGTATCATTGCAGAGAAAGGTAAACTTACACAAGCTAATATAAACAAAATTAGAAATATTGGTTAAACCTTCCCTTTTTACACATTATTAAGCTAAAATACTCTTAAATACATAAGGAGTATTTATTATGGCAATAACGGATAAACCGACTGCTTTACAAACTGATAAGGAAGTTACTACTTCGATGTTTGAAAGTTTCTTAACCCCTGAAGAGGATAAGGTTGAGGATGCAGTCACAGAAACAGAAGAAGTAACACAAGAAGAAGTCCTTGAAGAAGAACCTGAAGCATCTGAAGATCTTGAAGAAGATGTAGAAGATGACGAAGAGTTTGACGATGAGGACGAAGAACTGGATGAAGAACAAACCGATGTTGAAGAGGAAGCCTTGCAACCTCAGACATTTACAGTAAAAGTAGATGGTCAAGAAGTTGAGGTGACGCAAGACGAACTCATCAACGGATATTCTCGTCAGCAAGATTATACGCGTAAAACACAAGAACTCTCTCAACAGCGTAAGACTATTGAGCAGCAGCAAGCAGAGTTAGCGCAAAGAGACGCGATTTATTCGCAATTGTTACCGAAGATGGAAGCCCAATTAAAGGGCGAACTGGCTAACGAACCAGACTGGAACACTTTGTACGAAGATGATCCTGTTGGGTATGTTCGCGAAAAACAGCTTTGGGATGAAAAGAAAGAAAAGCTTAGTGCTGTAAGTGCTGAACAACAAAGGCTTCAACAAGAAGCTTTGGTTAAACAACAAACACAAATTCAACAATTTGTTGAATACGGCAATCAAAAGCTTCTTGAAATAATCCCTGAATGGCAAAACCAAGAGGTTGCGTTAAAAGAAAAGGCTGCTATTAGTGAATATGCTGTAAATACTTTAGGTTATACACCTGAAGAGATACAACAGGTTTATGATTATCGTGCTTTGCTTGGTTTAAGAAATGCTTGGTTAAACTCTAAAACAGTTGAAGCCACAAAGAAAAAACCAACACAAAAAGCACCAGCAAGAGTGGCTAGACCTGGTACTACTAACCGACCTAAATCGGCAGCACCTGTGAAGAAAGCAAAACAAAGGTTAGCTAAATCTGGAAAAGTCCAAGATGCGGCTAAAGTTTTTGAACAATTTTTAAAATAATTTTATTTATACAGGAGTATAAGAATGGCTAAAGTAACTAACGCCTTTGACACATATTCGGCAACAGCTGACAGAGAAGATTTAAGTAATATCATTTACAACATCTCTCCAATGCAAACACCATTTATGTCATCAATTGGTAAACGAAATATTAATAACGTAGTGTTTGATTGGCAAACAGAATCATTACCTACACCTAGTGCTGCTGGTCAGTTAGAAGGTTTTGAACTATCAAGATCTACTGCTACAGCTACAACTAGAGTAAGTAATGTTGCAATGATCTCAAAAAGAGATGCAACTGTAACTGGCTCACAAGACGCTTCAGACCCAGCTGGTAAGAGATCAGAAATGGCTCACCAACTAGCTATTATGTCTAAAGCATTAAAAAGAGATATGGAAGAAGCTCTTTGTCAAAAAGGCGCTAAAACAACTGGTAATGCTACAACAGCTAGGGTAACTGGCGGTTTTGAATCTTGGATTACATCTAACGACTCAAGAGGTACTTCAGGTGCTTCAACAGGTGGTGGTGCAGCTCCAACAGACGGAACTCAAAGAGCTTTAACTGAGACTTTACTAAAAGACACTCTACAACTTTGCTTTGAAAATGGCGGAGAGCCTTCAATGGCAATTTGTGGACCACATAACAAACAAGTTATTTCTGGTTTCACAGGTAGAACTCAAGCTAGACAAATGATTGATGCAAATACTGTAGAAGCTTCAGTATCTGTTTACTCATCTGACTTTGGTGAACTAAAAATCGTTCCATCAAACAGATCAAGAGAAAGATCATTACTATTAGTAGATCCAGAGTTTGCTAAAGTATCTTACTTAAGAGACTTTAAAACTGTTGATATTGCTACAATAGGCGATGCTGAAACAAAAATGATTGTTGTTGAGTATGGGTTAGAAGTATCTAACGAAGCTGCTCACGGAGTCGTTGCTGATTTAACAACTTCATAAGTTTTATTAATTAGCTTAAAGGGATGTTTCGGCATCCCTTTTTTTTGTGCTAAAATCTGTCTATGGCAAAGACTACATTAATAGATCACAAGAAAGGTTATAAGTCTGTATTCGCAACAGAAGATGATAAAGTTGTTTATCACACAAAGCAGGATATACAGCCAACTTTAGATTATGTAAAAAATCTATCTGAATATACACCTGGTAAAGATTTTCGCCATGTGGCAGAAATACCTATGGTAGTATATCAAAGAGCAGTCCGAGAAGGATGGGCGCAAGATTCTGCGCAATGGAAGAAATGGCTAAACCATTCAGATAACAAACCATTTAGAACATGGAAAGGTAAAGTATGACATACGATGAATTAAAAACTAATATTGCAAATTTCTTAAACAGGTCAGATTTAACAGACCAGCTAGATTTTTTCATAGACGCAACAGAATCAGAATTTAACAGAAGATTAAGAAACAAAGACATGGTAAAGCGTGCAACTGCTACAGCAGATGGACAATACATGAGCTTACCAACAGATTGGTTAGAAGCTATTAATGTAGAAATAACATCAAACGACTTCAGACCATTGTTTCAACAGTCTTTAGAATCATTAGATGTATATAGAAAAGCTAATAATAATGTTACTGGTCAACCAATTTATTATGCGATTGTAGATAATTCATTAGAGTTAGCACCTACCCCTGATGCAAGTTATACGCTACAATTA